AACCACAGGTATTTCAGGCAATAGGAGAAGGCATAGGAAAAATAAAAGATGCAGCTATAGCGACTAAGAATTCTCTTGGAACCGCTTATGGCAATTTTAAGACAGGAAACTTTTCTGGTGGATTTGCATCCGTCGGAAAAGGCTTTGAATCAGTTGGCAGTATATTCAAAGTTTTCAACATGGACAAACCAGCTATAATTGATGCTACTTATTCAAATTGCATTTACCCAGCTTCACCACTGGCACATATGCGAGGCGTAGACAGTAGCGTTCGATTAGGAGCTGCCCCAGAAGGCGGATACCTCACGCATGAGTTATTCTCCTCTACAGCAGGATCAGAACATTTAATTCAACATTTAACACAGATGAAAGGATTTCACGATACAACAAGATGGCAGACTACAGATATACCAGGTAAGGTTCTCGGAGTAATTCCCGTGGCCCCTTGGTATTCACCTACAGGACAGACGATTACAGTAGGCACAGACACCTATTATGGCTTAGAAAACACTTTTCTTAGTTATTTAGCAGCATTCTTCACTTTTTGGCGAGGCTCGATCTCATTTAGATGGGATTTTGTTTCTTCGAAGATGCATAGCGGAAGACTAGGATTTATCTTTTTCCCAAATGATGATCCCATGTGCAAATATGGATCATCACCAGCAAATTTAGATATAACTTTAGTTACAAACAACCCGATTTATTATTTTGATTTAGCAGAAAGTAAGACAGCAGAATTAACAGTACCATTTCAATCAGGAACACACATGAAATGGATGTTACCAGCAAGATACAGGATAGATGCAGGAATTTTACCCCCAGCACAATTGGAGAATTATCTTACAGGAACTATTGCAATAGTTGTCATCAATCAGTTGATGGCGCCTAATAGCGTAGTACAATATGTAGATTTTAATTCATTTGTTGGAGCAGGACCGGACCTCGAATTCGAGGCACCCACAGCAGGAGATTTTGGATATTTTTACGAAGACTTAGGTAATCCCATACCCCCGAAACCTTTACAGACAGAACCGCAATCTTTAGAAGACCCACAACCTACAAGATCACAGGATACACACCCCACTAATTTTCTTTTAAAATCAGGAGGTCCAATCAAGAGATTGGACGCATACAATGAACACATTGATGATGTACGAGATATAACCCGAAGGTATACTATTAAGGATACTGTAGCACTTCCAATGCTACAGAATCCCGATACAGGATATTACGAAGGAAATATTTCAATTTTCAATTCCCCCACAAGTTTGACAGAATCAGCAACCACTACATCTCATTTGCGCTATCAATCCTTTTTAGCGCGAATAAGTGAAATGTTTGCTTTCTGGCATGGATCGATTAGATATAAGATTTTACCTTATGTCAACAGAGATTCAAATTTACAGTTAGCCACTAGTTATAATTATGCTCCCACATATATTAATGACATCAGTGGCCCAGCTTCAGTTTACGGATTTTTACAGAATACAGGCGATCCAGTCACATGGACAAATGTTTCCCAACAATCAGCTTTAGAGGTAGAATTACCTTATTATTCAGTTTACACACAGTTAGCAACTTCTTTAATTTCAACACCCTATACAGGAACACCCATCCAGATAGCACCACAATGCTACGGAA